ATTGTAGTTTGAATATCCTTTTGAATTTCTCCACTCCTATCCAATTGCTCAAGTGCTTGTCTTCCTTGCTCCGATAAGGCCCACTTTTGAAAGTCTTGTCTTTTCGATAGTAGTTCCAATTCATGGTTAAATTGGGCTTGAGTCATCATACCTTGTCCTAAACCATTCATCATACCGCCAAGAATTGGTAGAAATGATTGAGGTTTAATATGTCCGTTGACCTCTGTACCGTTGATCATCTTTAGCTTGCGACCATTTATTTCATTATAAGTAGTTGATGAACGTGAAACAAATGAGTCAGATGGAATAGCATTAATTGGGATATCTCCGGTAATCATTTGGATGCTCTCAATTACAAGACTGTCTAGCGTATATTTACACAAACTATAGGATAAGTCCCTAGTTGAGGAAATAAACACTGCTTTCGACGGAGTATGCACAAGCAACGTCATTACTTTTTGGCGATACTTTTTATCTACTACATTTAACTGCACGTAGTCCGCTCCTGAATACAATTTTCCTAGTACCTTACTAACGTCAAATGTTGGGAACACTGTTAATGCTTGTTTGGCTTGAGTTACTGCTGGAGTAACTCCAGGGACTGATAAAGATGTCACACCAATTGAATAACAATTTGGTGGAAGTGAAACAACGTCATTTAGATTCTTAATACCATAAGATGTTCCTGGTATATTATCACGGTTACCAATGTCAAGTGTGGCAGATGTTAAATTCTTATACACGGTAACTAATGTTGTTATTGGACGTTTTGTTTTAGGAATCTCTCCTAAGTATTCTCCAGTTTGTGAAGTGGTTGCAACTACAATGGCTGTGACTTTAGTTAGTTTGTTTAGAGAATCTTCATCATTAACTTCCATTTTAGTAATTGACCCGTCTGGGGTGAACTGCATTATTACTTTCCTTAATGTAGTCTGCTGAATTTTGACATCATCGGTATGGGTAGACAAGTACTTATATATCGTCTGATATACTGATGCAATTACTCCTTTGTTTCCACTTACTACTCCTTCCATACGTAAGCCAGATTGTACTTTATCGTCTATTATATTATCATTTTGTGTACAGAGCACTACGCGAAGGTATTCAAATTCTTGTTCTAGTACAATCTCATTTGGTCCAACTTCTCTTTGGAATACAATTCCGCTTACTGTTTTTTCATGGACTTTCTTACTCGCATAGTTATTCAACATTATTAAATCTTGTTGCACCATTGTATCAGTCGGTATATCTGCAATTCCCCATACCCATTCACCGGTGACTTTACCTAAAACTGGTTTTGAAACATGTGCATTTTTATTTTGAAGTACTGCTGGAATTTCAGTTATGGTTCCTTCTCCAAATTTAACACCATCTTGTTGATCACGATTGACTATTTCTTCTGGCGGGACTATACAATCAATAGTTTTAACTACCGTATCGCAGGTTAGTGATGATACTCCATCCGTAAATATCGGAATTGAATTTGCTGTCATTGTGCCTTCTGTATAAACGAAAGCCTTTTCTGATCCTGGTCCAAATAACGTATCAAGAGTTACATTGATCGGATTTGATGACATATCCGTGCCATTTGGATCCCCGCCATTCGATATTTCTTTCGGAAGCTTTACATAGGAATTCATTTTCACTAATTTAGAGTATACACTTATTCCTAAAGATAGTTTTGGATTATCATAAGTTGATTCAAGGTTGGTTTTCATTATTCCCACTATAAATGGAAAATACTTAGCACCATAAACATCAGAAAAGTTCAATGTAAATGGAACTGGTAAGTCTGGTGTACCTGTAGGTTCAAGGAGAATTTGAAATTCAGATGCTTCCTTGACATCGATTAGGTATGTGGGACCATCATTAAGATCACTTTCAACAAAGGTTGCTTCTTTATTCATCGTTGCGCCAAGGACAAGTTGTCCTGATAAGGCCGGATTAGCTTTTGAATCAAACTTTACCATTATAGAGTACATTCCTCCATCTTCGGTTGCAAATTCATTACGAATATACTTGTTGTTGTCGATGATGGTTTTAACATTAAGTACAAAGACATTTTTTCCTTGTACGCCCTGGTCTACTCCAACATTGAAGTACATTGTTGGTTGGAATGTGAAAGCTTTTTGCCTATTACTTTGTTGATAAAACAACTCTTTTGATCTTTGTGTTGAAAGATTACCCAATTGAAGTTTTAGAGTTTCAGCTTCTTGAATGGGCGCAGATATTATACCCGTCTCAACGCCTTCAGTTTTAGCGTTGGTAGCTGAATCGAGTTTTGTGTTGTTGTGTACTTTAATCTTTAATAAATCGATAGATACTGGTGGCACACACACCGAGTCTCTAGCTCTGATAGAATTTTCTTGGGAATTCATTTTCTTAGAGGAACAACTATGCAGTTGATTACCAATAACCTTTAAGAATTTTTGCTCAAGTAAATTTTCGTCTGTTCGCCATGGCCTTGCGATATTGGCCACTGGGATAACCACATTTTTAATTTTCGTCTGTAAATTATGCTGTTGTGTTTCCCAATCATCGATATATATTGGTGATTCACCGTTTTCGGTGAGGATTGGGTTGACGAATTTCTGAATTACTGATGTATAATGATTGTATACATCTTTATCCCAGTATGACGCTTCAAGAATGACATTCTCCATATTTTGACGTAGTTGTGAGAGTTTTGGGCTCTTAACCCAATGAAACAAATGATCTATTGTTGCACGTTTTAATGCTGGGTAAACATACATACCACGTTGGAACATGGTTCTTGATATAAATTCTGATTCATGAATGTGTTTGAATGGTGGAGGAAGGTTATCTGATTTATCTGGATCTGTATAAATTAATCCAAGTAAATCCATAAATTCCTTTTGAACTGTCCAGAAATTTATAATTGGAAGCCAAGATATTGAGACTGTCATTAGTGAGTCATCACCATATGTTATTAAGGCGATATTGTCTAAAAGGTTTTTCATAGTTGTTTGAATTGGTTGAAACAAAACATTCTTATGACTTTGAAATATTTCAAACAGCTTACCATCCTTCTTACACTGTTCTTCTACTTGATTTTGATATTCAGGACATGAGTAGTTCTTATTATGCTTATATAATAGAGAAAGTATGACTGTATTATGCCTTTGCGTGTTAACAATGTCATTTAAAACAGTTGTTACTCCTACTCCTGATTTATTACCTCCACAAGTTGTATAGACTAAACCGTCACTTATATTTAACGACATAATGTTTTGACGACAGAGGGTCATCATAACAGTTTCTACGGTTGCAATATCATTTGGATCACAAGTGGATTTGAAAACCTCAATCATTGTTTTGGTTGCTTGTTCAGCTTCGTACAATGACATTGATTTGTCAAAATTCTTGTAATCACCGCAAACAGCAAAAGGAGAAATGCGTTTTAGTCTATTAACTGTGTAATGTAGATCTTCTGGTGTCGTTCCTACCTGTGATATACCATTTATGTGAAATTTCTTAAATGAAGCTAATATAGTCCCGAAAACAATTCGAAACATTAGAGTGTCAACTGCTCCAAAGGAATTGAAACAACGAGTGTTTCCAACACGAGCTTTTTCGATATTTTTGAGTTCCACTTTTAAATTATCTTGCACAAATGATACATAACGGGTTCCATTCTCTAGATGTGATAGACCTACTTGCAACATGTTTTCCATTGTTTGTTGGATTTTTCCCGGTTTGAATTTCTTAGCAAAGGCTGTATTTGGCATCTTATGTTCTAGGTCATCTTCAAGTATGTCTGAGAATTTCTGTACCTTTAGTAATCGTTGAACATCTATACCAACTGAACCATCAAGATTTACTGATTCTAACATCCCATATAATTCATCACGTGGATTAATATGCAAGCCATTGATGGATTCGGCGCGTGTTAGAAAACGATGTTTTGCTGTTAATCCGTATGTTTGAATGTACCACGGCCTAAGTATAGCAGAAGCTATACCGTACATTTTCTTAGCATGATCAGTTAGTATAATTTGTTTATTTATCTTGTTCATCTGCATGAGCAATATAGATAAATCACCATTCATACCTTTTATTAGAAGACTTTTATCTTCAACTTGTCTATGGGTAAGTGGTGCTGGAACCATCACGTTTGGAATAATGTGTTTTACTTCTTCTGAGATTATTGATTTCTTAAAAGGATGAGACATATTCCACGACCTCGGACCTTGTTCCGTATAGCCAATTACGTTAGTTTTCTGTCCGTTGACTATTTCTACTGCTTCATCATCGTTGAGACAATAAACGGGGCCTTCGACTAATATCTTCGATGTAATTGGAGTCAAGACTACCGTTTCTCTCACTACTTTTTCTCCATCCTTGTATTCAAGTTCTACTGATGATGAAGGAGGGAGTGTTGGTTCATATCCTTCAAATGTTGGTAGTGCATCAATACTTCTTCCATTGACTGCATTTAGTAATTGTTGGACGTATTCCTTTGTTAAGGAAACTGACCATGTTGTTCCAAGACAGGATGAGATGTGAATTCCACCTATTTTTGGGTCTCTCTTATCATCCATTAATAATAATGGAAGACCACAATCACCATTTGTCGCAGCAACTCTTGATGTAATATAGTTACATGTTAGTAGTTTAGTACCTCTGGTTAGCATTGAGGTTGTATCAGTGTAGCGACTGAGTTGAATATCTTCGTTTAAGGTGATTGGAGTAACAGCACCAATAGATACTGTTGGTGAAGTTCCTGTCTTTAACATGTAAGATGTAAAATACGCTTTACTAAATGTGTCAATTTCCGATGCCATAACAAATTGCTTGGTTATGTCTGGAAGTGACGGGAACGTTTTATCGGTAATTTTATACATTATTATATCTCTTTTATCATCGGTGACTATTGCTTTAACTGGTAGTACTCTTCCTGTTTTTAGGTATGTTGCTGTTATCTTTTGTTTCGGATTATAACCGTGAAATGATGACAGTATAAGATTGTCTTTTATTCCTATTCCATGTACACTCAGCATGCCATCAGTCCTTATTTCAAAGATGTTATTATGAATTTTGTTATAAACATCTCCAACTGCTTCTACTTTCTTGATGTTAGTTGCTTTTCCCGTTGTCTTGATCGGAACGTGTTTGCGTTGACTGTTTGAATAACTGGTGTTAGCTGTCGCCGCTCCTGCTACAACTATATTAGATATAGTTGCAGTTTTCCGTGCTGCATTATTCTTTCTGAAGTTCTTTCTATCTTTTTCATGCGATTGTACAAGAATAGTAGTGGTATCGCCAACTCGCTCTAATGATTTGCTGATAGTTAAATACTCTTCAACTTTCTTGATGATGTTCTCACGTAAGTCTGCATATGTTAGTTGTCCCCATAGGTATGCTTCTTCGCATTCATTAAATGTGAGTTCTATTACCTCAATAACGTTATCATTCACTTGGTATGAAATGTCTCCATTTAGAGGAATTGATTCCGTATGATTTGTAGTATGATCAAGAACGTCTACTAGGACTGTAATAGCTATCTTCTTCTTCCTTTCGAGTAATGCATTAAGAAGCATTTTTAATAAGTATACCACTGTTATTATGCTCAAACAAATGATAGCTAGTCTCCATAAGAGTGAAGCTACTCCTTCTCTGATCTTATCTATTATACTGTAAATATAATCTTTAAATAGTGAACCGACTGAGATGTTTTTAGTCATTGTGCTCTTATCTACTTTATGCTTCTTAATGTATGGAACCATTTCATCCCATTTCGATACTAAGTCAATGTTATCATACAATACTCTTACTGCACTAATACTCATGCATTCTACTAGAGTTGAGTGGTCAAATCCGTATACTATGTATTTTGCAATTAAATCTGGATTTAAATGGAATTTTTCATTATTATCGTCAGTTAGTGTTATCATATTTAATTTACGATTAAAGAACAATTCATGTTTTGGTTTCTTTATCTCTGTATTCATGGTATACAATACTTTACCTTGAGTTGCATAAACTTTAAAAGCATCGCATTCCACAATAATGGATAAACTTCTATCTATTGAACTAAAATTTGCATATAATTTTGTCGCTATAGGACGTATCTCTGAAGGAGAAGCGTTTTTTGGAATTGCAAATGCTGTAGGTGCAAATACATAGTTGAATTGAAGTAATCGTTGATTCACTTTTATATTGAAGCGTGGATTTGGACTATTGCGTTTATCATCAATTGCTGCTTTTAATAGTGTTGATAAGGAACGGGTTCCTTCAACAAGATGGCTAAATGTATCAGCTTTTACTATAAGATCTGCTTCAGTTTCACTTATTTCTTCCACTTCTTCAAATTCTATGTTATTCATGTCTTTAGTATATGATTGATATTGTTCTACTAAATACATAGTTAAGTCTTCAGGCGTCATTTCTATCATTTGATTTTTACTCTCTACGTAATCAACTCCTTTAGCCTTTAATACGTCTGATGATTCGATGTGAATATACATAAATGAACGATATCCACTCGCCTGTTCAATATAACACGATGCTCTTGGCTTACGCTCTGTGATAGTATTTGCTGCAATAAGATTGCCTGGTAAACCAAGTCTCCTAACGTATCCTGGATGTTCTGGGTCATCTTTCTTCTTGAGCGGGTTCTGTGGTTGTAGAACCGTTACTGTTGATAAGCAAGACGCGTATGTCAGCGTGGATTTCCATAGGCTATTAAGCCAACCTTTCTTATCGTCATTTTCTGCTCCACCTGTGTTTTTGTTTCCAGTTACTAATTTTGATGTCCGAACTGCTTCTTTCTTTATAACTAGATTATTGGTGTTAAATATAAGACATGGCATTGGGAGTGTATCATAAAATTGGACGTATTCTTGTTCATTATAACAAGCATCATTCAATACTATTATAGATGGTTGATTTACTGTTTCTGCAATAGCTGCATTAGTGTTGTTAAACTCATACACTGGCATACGCAGAATGGTACTTAATTTCTTCGCTACTGTTCTTGCAGTGTAAGTTTTACCTGTACCTCCAGGTCCTGATACACATACCACAAAATGGTCCGCGTTACTTGCTTCTCTCATTTGCCTATTATGTTTAGTAGAGAGAATATCAATTAAATCATCGAAGCCTCCTTGTTTATTTAATATATCTGTGAAGATAGGATCTGATGGTGGCATCCTAAAGTTGTCTACAACATGTTTGCGGAAACCTTCAAGAGGTATTTTCTTTAGGAACGTTGTTACTTCACGTTTTATTACATCAAGTTTGTATCCTAGAGATACTGCAACGTTAAAGAATTCTTCTGATGACGGTACATTTTGAATTCCTTCTCAATATACCGCTTTAATTCGGCTTCTCTTGCTGTTTCATACCGTTTCAAAGCTTGATTGTATTCTTCTACACAGAATTGTACTAGTTGTTTGTGCGATAGCAAACGATATTTTATATCATCTGTCAATGTGTAGATTGTATTATCAAATTCTTTCAAAGTTGCATCGTAATGTTGATGTTTGTTTTTCGTTGAATGATCATATGTAGGTATATTCATAAACTCAGATTTTGGTGGTGTTGTAAATAACCTATATTCATAATGCTCTATATCATCAACTGTGGATCTTGGAACAGCTGTACGTCCATGGGATTGACGTTGTTTACAGTTTACATATTGAATACATTTAAATCGTGACCATAGAGCTTCTGCTGCTGTATCTGATAGTTTCTTACTGAGTTTAGTCCATGGTTCGTTACTTATATAGAAAACTGCTTTTAAGAAGCATGGTTGTGTTTTGAACTCTATTTGGGCTCCTTCCATATTAAAGCCTACATTGGAATGAATCTTATTAATATCCGTTAGGATTGGATCTTCGTCACGCATAGCGATGAATTCATCATACATTCCAATCGATTGCCCAGAATAGGGTTGATACCAATGATTTTCAGAGAAATTGATGGTATAAGTTTCATCACTGAGTCCTGTTTGTTTAGCAAATTCTGGTATCAATGTATCTTTTACATATGTAGATTTTCCAGCAGCTGGTGCTCCGAACACATGTATTCCAATAGGTACTTGTCTTGATGCTGTTGTTCTGAGTTGTTCACCTATTGGGCCCAATTTACTTTTCAATCCGGCTATTTCTGATCGTAAACTCGATATTAAGGTTTTTAAGCCTTCACTCACATCTCTTGATCGTAGATGGTTATCATGCATTTCTTTCTCTGCTAATCGGATTATAGCTTGTGCTTTATAGTATTTACTTGGATCTGCTAAATAAGTTGCATTTGAAGCTTGCTTATAGTCACAAATGGTGCTATACATTCCATTAAATCTATTTAGTAGATCTACGTCATCTCCAAGATAAAAACCAAAAACGTCATAGGCAATTTCATTAACGCATGCTTCTATATCGTCTGATGTATCTGTTATTACCTTTCTTGATTCTCTAAATGTCTTAAGTTTTGAAGTAAACTTCTTATCTTTTAGTTTTTCATCAGTAGCAACATCTACGGTAGCAAATGCAAAAGCAATTAGCCTGACTCCAAATTTAATGGACAATTTTGCTATCTTAGTTGGACTAGCATCTTTAATTCCTGAATGAAGTGCAGATGACAAAGCATTTTTGAATTTATTATTATCAATCTTTGAATTATATATATACTTTAAAGCTTGGACTGTTAAATCGAAAGGTTCTTTTTCATTATCAAGTGCACATGCTCGTAGGATGTCAGTTATTTTGTATATATTAAACATAAGATTGTTATTTTTCTTGGATGAAAACACTTTTGTCAATGTATAATGATTGTTTGACAATTTAATTATTTTAAATGAATTAGTTGGTTCGTAGTCAACGTTAATTAATTTCTTACTAACGTTAACGGCTGCCACATGGGTGCCAGTATCTAAAATAATTTTCTGACCAAAAAGTTTGGCATAGAACATTAATTCTGCAAAAGTGAGTTCATTGTGGATATTAAAATGTGATGACTTATACGTTTGTAGATCTTCTACAGCAGGCGTGAAAGTTTGAACAGATGGTATAACTTGTTCCATAAAGAAATCGAACATTTCACATTCTTTTAAGAAGTCTTCAGATAAATTATTTGAAATTTCTTCCCTTATTGTATCTCTGACATTATAAACTTTATATTTCGGTTCTCCTAACATTGATGCAAATCCACAATTATTTTTGTACCCAGATGTCTCACAATCTTCGTATTCCCATTCCAAATCAACTGTATCTTCAAATTTCTCAATAATATTGAGTAATGTTGCACCATCAATAGACATTTTGTCTTTTTCTTCAAGCAGTCTTAGTTTGTTTTTAACTGCTTCTAAATCAAACTCAGGTGCAATTGTGAACTTAACTGTTGAAGTGTTAGTACACTCAATTCTAGTTGACGTAATATCACCAGGCTCAATTGTTGGTTTAACAGTTGTTGGGGTTTCAAAATCAAATTCGTCAATACGCTCTTTGAATTGAGGGTCTCTCTCGATTACTGTTGGGTTTACTCCATTCCATAATGCTTCAATTTTTGATTGTAGTGCTGTTACGAGGGTTTCACGAGCGCCTTCAATAAGGGTGTAGCAATTTAATTTTGAGGCTGCAACTGCACTTATTACTGTCACTACAATTGAAGAAATTAGACCTGCTGATGCTATTATGCGGTCTAATGTAGTCTTTTGAGTAAATACTGCATATACAAGACATACAGTAGTTATGACTGAAGCAACCAATTGTATAATTACAATTTTCTTTAGTCCAGCAGCACAATCCAATGACATGATATGATTTACAACTGAATCTTTAATTTTATCCATAAATGGTATTGTAATGTTACTTTGAGGTCCATCTCTTATGAGACTTTCTGAGAATTTATCAGCTAACATTTTTTCATTATCAAAATGTCCTTTGGATTTACCATACATAAATCTCTGTCTTTTTCCTTTTTCTCCAAAAATTCTCATTTTCTTCATCATTATTGGTTTAGTAATAATTTTACCTTTTCGTGACAAGTGATATGAAATCGGATTCAAATTAGTTTGTTCTGCAGGTGACATCGGTTCAGGTGTTCTGTTGATAATTTGACTCGTTCTTGAATTAGAACACTCATTACAGAAAGGTCTGTTGTCACAAGCCGATGAAATGTGGCAGCGTAAACAAACGTAACGATAACGTTGATGTCTGATTTCGCAAATTCCACATAAAGGTTGACTCGGATGTTCTTTTGGTTTACGTTCAAAAACAGTTTTTACTGGTTTTGGTGGTTTTGGAATTCTTACAGATTTTGGTTTGGTGATTTTTCCATTCCAGAGTCGTCTTTCGTTGCAATATTTTTGTGCTTTTTGAATCCAGTCAGATTTTGGCTTGAGTTTCGGAGATTCAAAGAGATTCTTGAATTCAATTTTTGCTTTTTCGATAAAACTTTTCTTGTGAGATTTGCAAGTTTTTCGGGTTAAACATTTGTTAGTTTGAGGGGTTTGGGACGCAGATGAATTTTCAATTTGACTCGACATTTTCATCTTTGAAATTGGTTTAGGATTTTCGTGTGATCCACAAATTCGCAATCCACTGTTGAATTTGCTTCTCGGTCCAATGGGCGTGTCCAGATGTTGTGTGAGCTTCACAAATTGTGAACAAAATGGTGAATGAATCATTGGTCTTGGAGGCCGTTGTCATCAAACACAATCTTGAGGAGGAAAGATTTTGACTTCAATCGCGTGCTTCTTGGAAGAACAAACACACAAAATGAACAGTGGTGAAATACCTCTCGTAAATCACATGATCGTTTAGTGTTAGATCAACTCCACACCGTGTATTCATCAAAAGTTTCTTGCCCAATCTTTGTGTTTGAAGTTCAAACGTCAGATGGTCTGCGGAAAACCCATCCTCGTTTTTGAAGTGGCTAGACATAATTACATTCTCATTCAGGACACAATATTGCTATTCACTGGTTGTCATATAAAAGTCTGAAAGGGACGTTTACAAACATAAAGAGGGTTTTGTTTCATAAAGAAAACAAATCACAAGGTGAAAATCAAAGCGACTTTATCATAATTATATTGTGAACAGTATTTGCGACTTACATAAACTAGTATGCTTTTACAAATCTGTTTCATCAAATATAATAATCAATTTTACAATGAATTTCAAACTCTTGTGCCTACTCATGGAGATATAGTGTATA